AAACGTGCTTTACGGCATTGGTCACAACATCGGAGTCGCGCCGAGTTTCGTGCAGCCACGCAACCGGCGCCTGCTGTTCCCTCGCCTTGATCTTGGCGCGCAGTTCGTCGTTTTCTTTCTTGAATTGAGCGCATCGATGGTACGCCATCGCTACATCGTTTGAGATGGCTGGTGCAATCACGCCAGTTTCAACAGCCATTCCAGATAAGAAGAAATTACTTTTCTCTTCATCCGTCTTACAGTCACAAAATAATCTCATTTCATTCTCCTTTTGCGCCGGGGGCTAGGTAGAGCGTCAAACGATTTACAGTGGAGAAAGCGATTCTCCACGCAATTTGTGTGGATGGTGAACGGTAGCCGTCTCCTTGCCTTGTCGCCGGCCAGTTTCCTGCTTTTAACGCCGCTTCGAATGCGATTCTGAATGCGTCACTGTCCGCGTCGAATGGCTCCTGCCGCTCCATTTCCCTGATACGGGCGAGCAGGTCGTCACGCTCGTTCGCTACAGCGTTTAGCTCTGAACCAAGCGCATCAATTACCCGCTCCTTCAGGGCGACATCTTTCTCAGCCGCTTCGATTCGGTCGAGGAGTTCGATGACGGTGGCGGGGTTGGCTGCGGCGATGAATTCGGCGTTTGCAGCGCCCTCTTCAGAGTGTTTTGCACCATTGATGGTCCATGCGCCGGCAAGCGCATGCCATTCTTTGGAATTGATTTCCGCTACTCCGCGTTCAAACCCATGATTCAGACCGTCTTGATTAACCCACCAGGGCCCAGGCGATGCCGCTTGCGCCAGTCGGCGCAGTTCTTTCGTGTCGATCATTCTTGTTCTCCCCTAGCGATTCGCACGGTATCGCGCACGAAGCTGGTTGATAGAGTGCCGTACATTGCCGAATCAGAGTCATCGCAGCGAATAAGCAGCGATTCCAGCGCGCCATCCATGCGCTCGATCATCTCAACCGCAGCCTCGACAGCCTCTGCGCCCCTCGTCGGAGACCATTGGGTGCCGCCCTTCAGCCAGTCGTGGAGCTGCCGCAGGATGGTTGCGGTTTCGGCGGGGGTCATGGCTGCTCTCCGGTGGCGCGGGCGATGTCGTTTGGTAGGGTCATTTGAACGCTCCGATAGCTCTGAGCCAGCAGTCGGCAAACATGGCTGAGACGATTCCGGCGCTAAACCACTCGAACCCGTCGAAGCCACCCATTGCCGCGTCAAGGACGTGCATCGTCGGAAGCGCGAACAAGACCTGTAGCGCAATCATCTTCACCCCTTCTCTCCTTCTCTCTTCTCTGTTTTCCAGGCGCACGGATCGTGCATCGGATGCGGCCCGCTCGGGTGCGCGCAGCGGTCGTAACGCTCGACGCGCTGACCCTGGGTGATGCTCACGAGCGCGGCGTGACCGCACTGGCGGCAGTCGGGCGGGGCGTGGTTCTGCGGGGTCATGCTGACTCCACCATCAATTCAAGCGGCTTCGCGCCGCGATCGAGCGCCTCGTCTGCCAGCCGGTACGCTTTGCGCAACGCCTGCTGCCAGCGCACCATCGGGCACTGCGGGAACCATCGGTCGATAGCGACGATGGCGCGCATCAGCCGCTCGCGCTCATCGGTCGTCACGTTCCAGCCTTTCCCGGCCGCTACGCGGTCGCGCATCGCCAGCAATACATCTGCCGCATCTGATCCATGCGAAACGATCTGGCGGGCGCCGCAGAGGTCTGCTGCCACTTGCGTGATCGTGAGAAACGCGGCGAGGTCGTGCGCGTGCTCCTTCGTGTAGAGCCCGAGCGGCAGCAGTTCGATCGCCATGTGGATCGGCATAAGCAGGCTGGCGACTTGCTTTTCCGTGAACCGCTCGCGCGGCGGCGGTTGAAAGTGGCGAATGCCTTTCATGCGGACTCCGTGATCGGCAAGGTCTGTTGCGGCGACAGCAGCGCTTCGTGCGCGGCCTCGCCGCAGACGGCGAGGTGGTAGTCGAGCAGGCGCAGGCCGTCGTGGAACTCGACGGAGCGCCCGATTTCGTCGCGGGCCATCTGACCGAGCCAGCCGGCATGCTTGCCGAGCTTCCGCGATGCGGACTGCAACTGGATGCCGTGCGAGCGCAGATTGAGGGCGACGCGCTGCCAGTCGATGCGGATTTTGTCGGGGGTCATGATTCCATCTCCTTCAGCTCTCTTGCCCAATCAATGCCGCGCGGCGTCAGCCCATACCAGCGCTGTGTCGTCGCGCCGACCCGGACGATCCATGTTGAGACATAGCCCTCTTCGATCAGCGTTGCGCCGTCGTCTCGCGTCGTGCTGTCACTCACGCCGGTCAGGTCTGCGAGCTTGCTGATTTGCAGGTTCCCATGCGTGAGCAGCGCGACAAGGGCTGATTCGAGCCTGGCGCGGCGCTTCTCGCCGACGCGTGGCGAGGGAGGGCGGTCGGCACCGAGAAGCTGGCCGATCAGGGTACCGAAGATCGGGGAATGAGTTGTCGTCGTGATCACGAGACCTCCGCGAACAGGTCCTGCGTCTGCATGTGCGCCGCGGCAAGGTTTCGTGCAGCCTGCTCGTAGTAGCTCTTTTTGAGTTCGACGCCGATGAACTTGCGCCCCATCTGGATCGCGCAGTGGCCCTCAGAGCCGATCCCGGCGAACGGGGATAGCACCACGTCGCCCGGCAGCGTCCATAGCCGGATGCCGCGCTTGATGACCTCCAGTTGCAGCGGGCAGATATGGCGCTCGTCGTCATGCTCTCGCGCGGACTGGTATTGAAGGGTGTCGGATGGATTGATGTCCATCCAGACAGGGCTTGCCAGCTTCTGCCACTCATCGACGGGCAAGTCCGGGCCGTGCGCAACGCGGTCAACCACATCGCCCGGAGTTCGCATGGTGATGAGGTAATCCGGGATGCCCTGGCGGCACATCGTCGCATTCGTGCGGATCGTCTTGTGCAGCAGCCCAAGCGCCTTGGTCCGCTGCATTGCCGTTACCGGGTCTTTCCAGATCACGACTTCGCTGTGGAAGATGAACCCGCGCTTCTGAAACGCCTTGATCAGATCGGATCGGAAGTCCTTCAACCCGATGTAGCCGTCGCGTTCCTTGCTGGCCGGGAGCAGCATGCAATGGAAACTGACGTTATGGCCTGGCTTCACGACGCGCCGCAGCTCTTGCACGAGGTAGTCGAATTGCTCGAAGAACTCATCGTCGTTGCGTACGTTTCCCATGTCGCGAGGGGAGTTGCTGTACGTGTAGAGGCTGGCGAAAGGCGGGCTGAAGATCGAGTAATCGACCGACGCATCCGGCATCCCACGCACCACTTCCACGCAGTCGCCGTTGAACAGGGCGTAGTTGTCGCCGATGGATTGATCTAGAACTGTCGTCATGCTGTTTTCCTCAGAAAAGACGGGATCGCCATCGGCACCGACGGCGCGTAGTCGTTGGTTTCGCGCGAGAACCCAAGGACGGATTCGCGCACCGCTTCAAGCGTTTCGGCAGACAGCGATTCGGCCATCGCCTTTGCGTCAGCCTCTTTGCGCGCGAGGTTCGCCACAACGGAGCCTTCCTGCTCGCTGGCGAAGATATGGACATGCACAGGGCGTTTTTGACCGAAGCGCCAGCATCTGCGGATGGCCTGGTAATACGCCTCGAATGAGTCCGTTACGCCGACGAACGCCACATTTGCGCAGTGCTGCCAATTCAACCCGAACCCTGCGATCTTTGGCTTGGTGATCAAGACGCGGATTTTCCCGTGCGCAAAGTCGTACAGTCGGCGTTCTTTCGCTTCGTCTTCGTCGCTGCCGCGAATCTCGACTGCATCAGGGATTGCGGCGCGGAGCGAGTCCGCTTCGTCGTTGAGATCGCACCACACAATCCACGGCTGATTGTCAGCATTTACCATTGCTGCGCACGCCTTCACCCTGGCTGCGAGTGACGCCCGGCGAGCGGCACGGCGCTCCATCAGGCTGGATGCCTCAAGCGCGAATAGCATCCCCTCAGTCGGCTCGATTCCGCCTTCTACAGTGTGCTGCGTGACTTCCAGCGGCGGGAGTTCGTATGCGGTCGCGTCGTGCCCAAGGTCGGCGGGTGATCGCAGCAGCGCGCCCCACGACGCAACCCACTTCCAGAACAGATGCTTTGCGTGACCCTTGAGCCGCCACGTGCCGGTATCGCCGCCGTCATGAACGAAGAACTCCGCGAGCATTTCATCTTGCGTGCGGTAGCCGAGGAACTGAGCGTGCGTGCCCAGCTCCGTCCAGTCGTTCGGGGCCGGCGTTGCGGTGGCGCACAGCTTGAACGGCGTGCGCTCGAACGCTTCCAGAAGCTGCTGCAATGTCTTGCTGGTGTGGTGCTTGATGATGCTCGACTCGTCCAGCACGACGCCCGTGAATCGGCTGCAATCGAAGCGATGAATCCGGGCGTAGTTGGTGATATTGATGCCCGGCTGAATGTCGGCGCCGTCGCGGGCGTGCGTCACCTTCACGCCGATGGACTCGCCTTCTTCGACGGTCTGCTCTGCGACTGCGAGCGGCGCGAGGATCAGCACATCGCCGCCCGTTTCGCGCGCGATGGTGTCGGCCCACGCGACCTGGATGCGGCTCTTGCCGAGTCCGGTATCTGCGAAGATCGCAGCGCGGCCACGACGAAGCGCCCACTCAACCAGATCGCGCTGGTGCGGAAACAGGCCGTAATCGCGCGGCGCAACATCCAGCCCTTTGCCTGATTGGAATCGCAGCTTGCGGGCGACTAGATCCTCATATGCTCCCATGTCATTCCTCTTTAAAAAGCCCGCGCATGGCGGGCTGTGTAGGGTGGGGCGGCTGGTGTCGATCTCCAGCTTTCGTTCCTCCGCGAGCCGCGCCACCAGCACGCAAGCATGATGGACTCGGCAAATAAAACGGCGCGCATCGACCTGCGCATTCGCCCCGTTGATCGTCAAAACAAGTCTTCTTCCAGCATCGGCGCGCTCATGTTCAAATCGCTCGCCACGCGGGTCCATGCGCATGCCGCATGAACGGGATGTCGTCGTCGAAGTCACCAAATCCGCCGCCTGAGTTCTGCTGCGGCTTCGATGCAGGCGCTTGGCGCTGCGGCGCGGGCTGGTCGCCGGCTTCGCGCTTGCCGAGCATCTTCATCTCGTCGGCGCGGATCTCGGTGCTGTAGCGGTCCTGACCGTCCTTGTCCTGCCACTTGCGAGTGCGCAAGCTGCCCTCGATATAGACCTGGCTGCCCTTGCGCAGGTACTGGCCTGCAATCTCTGCCAACTTCCCGTAGAAGCCGATCCGATGCCATTCCGTCGATTCCTTGCGCTCGCCGGTAGCCTTGTCCTTCCATGTCTCAGTGGTGGCGACACGGATGTTGCAGACCGCATCGCCGGACGGGGCAAAGCGGCTTTCCGGGTCGGCGCCGAGGTTGCCAACGATGATTACTTTGTTCACTGATGCCATAAGTTATGCTGCTTCCTTAAAATTTTCGCGCGCCACGGTCGTCAGGTGCAGAATCAGCGCCGAGCAGATCCGCGCAACGTCGCTCTCGAGGTACAGCACCGCGGCGCGATCCTTGCCGGCCGGCTGAATGCCGAGCTGGGCAAGTCCGGCAACGCTCAGGGCGATCGGCGACAGGCGCTGATTGATCTGGCCGAGCGTGAGCTTTGCGCCGGTATCGGCCTGCGGATGGGCCGGCTGCGACATTGATGCGATTACGCTATGCTGGCGTTCATGATCTGCCATCTGCGTCTTTTGCTCCGCGTCGCGGCGCGCAGCATCCTCCTGCGCCACCCTTTGCCGCTCTTCGGCTTCGGCGCGTAGCCGCGCACGCTCGGCCTCTGCTGCTTCGCGTGCTTTGGCTTGCTCTTCCGC